ACCGGATGGCCGCGCGATTTTTTTAGGTGGGGCGTCAAGCCAATGAAATTCGGGCTACATGGCTTCTATAATGCATATGGAGCGATAAATAGACTTGCTCACCAAGTTTGGATCCACAAACATGTGGGATCCACTATTGCACGAATTTCCAGAAACGTTACATGGTCTAAGGTGCATGCTAGCTGTAAAATATCTGCAAGATATAGAGAAGAACTATTCCCCAGACACAGTCGGTTACGATCTTGTCCGAGATCTGATTCTTGTTCTTCGAGCAAAGAACTATGGCGAAGCGACCAGCAGATATCATCATTTCAACGCCCGCATCGAAAGTACGCCGACGTCTCAACTTCGACAGCCCCTATGGAGCTCGTGCAGTTGTCCCCATTGCCCGCGTCACAAAAGCAAAGGCATGGACCAACAGGCCGATGAACCGAAAACCCAGAATGTACAGAATGTATAGAAGTCCGGACGTTCCAAGGGGATGTGAAGGCCCCTGTAAAGTGCAGTCTGTTGAATCGACGGCACGATGTATGCTCATATCGGTAAAGTCATGTGTGATTAGTGATGTAACGCGAGGAAGCCGGACTCACACATCGTGTAGGGAAGCGATTTTGTGTGAAATCTGTCTATCTTTAGGTAAGATTTGGATGGACGAGAACATCAAGACCAAGAACCATACGAATTCGGTGATGTTTTTCCTTGTTCGTGATCGACGACCGGTAGATAAACCCCAGGATTTTGGTGAGGTATTTAATATGTTTGACAACGAACCCAGTACGGCGACCGTGAAGAATATGCATAGGGATCGTTACCAGGTGTTGAGGAAATGGCATGCAACCGTTACGGGTGGTCAATATGCGAGTAAGGAACAGGCTTTGGTCAAGAAGTTTGTCAGGGTTAACAATTATGTTGTTTACAATCAACAGGAAGCAGGAAAATACGAGAATCATACCGAGAATGCGTTGATGCTTTATATGGCTTGTACCCATGCTAGTAACCCAGTTTATGCTACGCTTAAGATTAGAATATATTTTTATGACTCTGTAACGAATTGATATTAATAAAGTTTGAATTTTATATCTGAATATTGGTCTACATACATTGTTTGATTAATTACATTGTACAATACATGTTCAACGGCTTTAATAACTAAATTAATTGAGATTACACCTAGATTGTTGAGATATTTGAGGACTTGGGTTTTGAATACCCTTAAGAAAAGACCAGTCGGAGGGTGTAAGGTCGTCCAGATTCGGAAGGTTAGAAAACACTTGTGCACTCCCAGAGCTTTCCGAGGGTTGTAGTTGAATTGGATCCTCATTGTTAGGATGTCCATGTTCGTCGTGAATGGACCGTTGACGTGGCTGAGGATTTTGAAATAAAGGGGATTTGGAACCTTCCAGATAAAGACGCCATTCGTTGAATGAGCTGCAGTGATGCGTTCCCCTGTGCGAGAATCCAAGGTTGTGGCAGTTGATACCTAGGTAATAAGTGCATCCGCATTCAAGATCCACTCTCCTCCTCCTGATCCGTCTCTTGGCTTCCCTGTGCTGTACTTTGATTGGCACCCGAGTACAGTGGTTCGGCGAGGGTGATGAAGATTGCATTTTTTAAGGCCCAGTTTTTTAAAGCGGAGTTCTTTTCCTCGTCCAGGAATTCTTTATAACATGAGTTGGGCCCAGGATTGCAGAGGAAGATTGTGGGTATTCCGCCTTTAATTTGAACTGGCTTCCCGTACTTGGTGTTTGATTGCCAGTCCCTTTGGGCCCCCATGAACTCTTTAAAGTGTTTGAGGAAATGCGGGTCGACATCATCAATGACGTTGTACCACGCATCATTGCTGTACACTTTAGGGCTTAGATCTAGATGACCACATAAATAGTTATGTGGGCCTAATGACCTAGCCCACATTGTTTTGCCAGTACGACTGTCTCCCTCTAAGACTAAACTCAAAGGACGCAGAGGCCGCGCAGCGGCGTCCACGACATTTTCAGATACCCATTCTTCAAGTTCTTCTGGAACTTGATCGAAAGAAGAAGATGAAAAAGGAGAAACATAAACCTCCAAGGGAGGTGTAAAAATCCTATCTAAATTGGCATTTAAATTATGAAATTGTAATACATAATCCTTAGGTGCTAACTCCCTAATGACTTTAAGAGCCTCTGACTTACTGCCTGCGTTAAGTGCTGCGGCGTAAGCGTCGTTGGCTGTTTGCTGTCCCCCTCTTGCAGATCGTCCATCGATCTGAAACTCTCCCCATTCGAGGGTGTCTCCGTCCTTGTCGATGTAGGACTTGACATCTGAGCTTGATTTAGCTCCCTGAATGTTCGGATGGAAATGTACTGACCTGCTTGGGGAGACCAGGTCGAAGAATCGCTGATTCTGGCACTTGTATTTGCCCTCGAACTGGATGAGCACGTGCAGATGAGGTTCCCCATTCTCGTGAAGCTCTCTGCAGATCTTGATGAATTTTTTATTTGTTGGAGTTTGTAGGTTTTGTAATTGGGAAAGTGCCTCTTCTTTAGTAAGGGAGCACTTGGGATATGTGAGGAAGTAGTTTTTGGCATTTATTCTAAACCGACTGGGCGGAGCCATGAAACCTGTCGCTACCATCCGGTGTCTCCCCTCTCTCTCTATGGGAGTGGTGTCTGGCGTCCCATATGGAGGCTCGACAGGCTATGGCGTAATTGAAATTTCTTAAATTTAATTTAAATTAGGTCAAAAGGCTAAAGCGGCCATTCGTATAATATT